TGTATTTCAAGCTTTCTCTGTCTTGTTGGGTCGCTATATCTAACCAAAACAGAAGGATCGCCAAATTTGGCAAACTCGGCCCATGATCTCACAGTATAGTTACCAGGCTCATAAGTACCTAGTTTGGGCTCCCTTTTACCAGTCTGTGCGGTATCGATCAAATAACCACCCGCTACACCGACCCGCTCCGCTTGTTTAAGTTGCGCTAAAGCGCCGCTATGATCACCGGATTGATAAGCCTGCAAAACGCTCATTACGTCGCTAGGGTTGCCGCCAAGGTTGTTAATTAAACGTAAACGCTCTTGAGCCAGCTCAAGAAAGCCCTCATTGTCTCCACGCTCCAAAAGCTGAGCGCCTTTTCTAGCGTCCTTAAAAAAAGCCTTTTGCCTAGCCTCGTCTAACCCTTGAAACGTGGCAAGCGTCTTGGCCGCGCCGGTAGGATCTAATGCGGATAGCTGTTGAAGTTCTAAACTTTGAGCCGGGTCAAAGCCAGGCTGGGTCATTTGACCGGCCAGTGCATCACTAAGCTGATCTAGCTCATTCTGTCGTTTAGTTTGCTGTATCTGCTGGCCACCTTGAAAACCTTGCATATAACTTTGAACCGGGTCGAACTGTTGCATTTATTAACCCCCTAACCCTTGTGATAAACCATAAGCACCAGCCAAATTACCAGCTAGACCGCTTAGCGCTTGACCTTGATTCAATGCCGCTTGTGCCGCTGAATCACCTTGCGACAAAGCAAGGTTACTGAGCTGCGAACCTTGTCCGGTCGCCAAATTAGCCAGCAATGTGGCCATCTGTGCGCGCTGATTCGCATCAGTAGTCCCTGCATTACTTAGCAGATTGGCAATATTCGCACCACCCGCACCGATTATATCACTTAACCCTGAACCTTGCTGCCTTGATAGGTCTGCAAGTGCCGACGTGCTACCACCGATCTGGTTAGCTAGGTCTCTACCTGCTTGTGATCTTAAACCGCTTATTGTTTGACCTGTCCCGCTAATTAAGTTTGCAATATTTTGCCCAGTACCCATTTGATAGCCCGCACCTTGTCCCGCTAACGCCTGCGTGATATTAGCGCCTTGTCCCAATAGACCCGCTTGGCCTTGCGCCGCTTGTCCTAATAAGCTTGCTCCTAGCTGGCCTTGTTGCTGTAATGCCTGAGCACCTTGCCCAAATAAATTAGCTTGGCTTTGAGCAGCGGCTAACCTGTTCCGAGCGTTTGCGAGCGACGCTTGTGTTTGTAGTGAAGCATTTTGCGCCGCGAGGTTGCCTTGCTGCTGTCCGGCTTGGCTTAAAAACTGCCCCTGCTGCCCCGCTGCTTGTAAACCCTGGCCGCTCAGCGCGTTCAAGTTTTGTATCTGCTGCTGTAACTGCGTGCCCGCCAACCCTTGCCCGTACTCCGTCAACTCTCGCAAAACCTCGCCACCACCAAGGCCCCCCGTTGCACTAGCCTGGTTAATAACAGCCCTTTCGCCCTGCTCTCTTAGAAATTTTTGAACTGGCGAATCAATTAAAGCTTGATCGAAAGCCGCTTGACCTTGCGCACCACTTAACGCCGACTGTACCCCTTGAGCTTGTAAACCTGCCGGACTGTATGCGCCTACACCTTGCGCCGCCTGTTGGAAAAGAGGTTGACCCGTCATGGGGTCAACTGTTGAAGCACTCCCGCCAAAACCACCACTTAACGCCGCTTGACCTTGCTGTAACTGTCTCATTGCCCCAGTAGTACCGCCTTGAAGCTGAGCCAGTCCACCTAGGGCGCCTTGACGTAAAATGTTACCGCCTTGCGCAAGCTGCCCCTGCGCAAAGTTTTGGCCTTGCTGTAACGTGTTCAACGCTTGCCCTTGTCCCGTTTGTAAAGCCGCAGACCCGCCTTGCAAACCTTGCCGCAAAGCTGCTTCCGCACCTGATAAACCGTACTGTTGTGCTGCTTGCGGTTGCGCACTTAGAGGGAACTGTGCCGAGTTAGTTGGTTGCGGGCTGAACTGGTTCGCTGGTAGGGCCGATATGCCACCGAGCTGCCCTACGGGTTTCGCTGAGTTTATAACCGGGGTCGTGTTGGCATTAATGCCTAAACTGGAAACAGAAGGGTTTAAACCATTGAAACCGGACGAGGGTACCCCGCCCTGTCTTAATTGAGCCGCCGTTGATACTATAGCCATTTAAACATAACCTCCGCCAGATAATAGTGTTGATAGATCCATATCTTTCAAATATGAATAATCTATATTAGGATTAGCTCGCCCACCTCGTTGAAATAACCCAGGGCTATTTAATTCTTGTCGGTAAGGTTGCAAACCGCTCAAATTAATAGGGCCTCCGAGAATTGCGTTTTGCATTTGCGGCAAACCTGCAAGAATAGCCTCTTGCGCTGCAACATTGCCGCCTTGAAACGCTCTTTGCTGCGCCGGAACAGTACCGCCAAAAACGCCTAGTGCCTCCTGATACCCCTGTCGTGACGTTCGCATAGCTTGAGGATACAAAGTGTTAATCTCGCCTCGCGCCTGCTCTGTCGCCTGCTGAACGTTCGCCATAGCTGATTTTGACGCTTTCTTTTGCGCCTTGGCTGCCTTATTGCCTGAATATATTTGCGCCCCTGCTCCAACTAATGCCGAGCCGCCTATAACTGCCGCTGTTGCCATTTTAAAACCCCCTGCTTAATATTAACAAATCGTATTGAGTTTTATTTTTAGTCCATGCTTTGGGGATAATACCGCTATTTGAAAAATTAAAGCGCTTTAGGTAATTAACAACACTCTTGCAATAAGTCGGTACTGTTGCAAATAAAGTTTTCCCCGCCATGTTATCGGTACACCATTCCACAATGTTCTCACCTGCTAATAACGAATAGTTTTTTCTATGTTGCGGCAATATATGAATGTGACAATCGAAGCAGTTAGTAAAAGCGTGCTTAAACTGAACAACACCTATCAACGAACTATCAACCTCTATTTTTAGCCAAATATCGGTCAAAACGTCCACCTTGAGATGTTCAATTGTGGCGTTATCCTCGCTTATGGCTTCAAATATCTCGGTGTTAGTTAAAACATCGAGACATAGACCCACGTCCATAGTTTGTGTAATGTTCAAACTAAAATCCAGCCTTTTGTCTTGTCGCCGCCGATGTCAGCATCACGTTTAACATATAACAGATTTCCCGCGACACCTGCCTGATCCAAATACAAAGCACCCTGTGCCGCTTCCGTAATAGATTCTGGCAACCCTGTACCGATGATCAAGGTGCGCTCAGTGATTAATTTTAACCATGTATTAAATTGCGCCGCTGGTGCTCCGCCTTCGTTTAAAATAGGTCTACCGCTGCTAGGTTGAACAATTCTAATTGCCACGGTGTCCACCTCTAACATTAGCCTCTAGTTTTATAAATACCGGTTTGACTTTATCACTCATCACAAACTTAAACACGGCAAACCTAGGAAACCTCCCTAACTTGTACCAAATTGCGCGTTTGAAATATTCCCCAACAGCGCCAACAGAGCGGTTTAATTCGTTACCGAATACCCTACCGTCATCTGATGTTGAAAGTCGTATTTGCGGGTTTTCAACGTACAAATCACCTACACCGCTTTCCATAGTTGCTTCTATTTCCGAAACTGTAATTGCGTTACCTAAATCAGATAGCGGCTGAACTGATACGACTCTGATTATCTCGTTGCCATATTCGCTATAGGTGTCAACCTCTACAGACCCCAACCTGCCGTCAATACTGTCACCACATAAAACCCTATTATACGCAGTAACAATAGAGTTTACACGCCATCTTATTGTCTCAGTCAAACCTTTAGAATTAATAATTTGGCTTTTGCGCTCATTCCATAACCCCGTGACGGTGTTATATTCAAAAGTAGCTGTCGGTAGGGAAAACCCCACAAAATACGCGCCGTTTTGCGCGTATGAATAGGCAAAAGCTTGTTTTATCTCAAGCTCGGTATAATCTTGCAGCGCCGAGTCGATTGCAGTAGTTGATATTTTTTGAGCTGCGTTCCCAGTCAGGGCCCAGACAGCAGGGCTCTCGTTGGTTCCTCCCCCGATCCACATAAAGGTATTATTTGCGTTAATCATAGAAAAAGGTGCAAAAACGCCTTTATCTATGAAAAAACCAGTACGTTGGAAAGGGAAACCCCCCGCCCCTACGTTCTGGTGCTCTTCTATTGTCTCTGAGCCCGCTAAATAAAGCTTGTTATTATAAACATGCAAGGATGTTAAATTATCGGGATCACTTTCAGCGCTACCGAAATCGAGCGCGCTCCAGCTTGTACCGTCGTTCGCGTCTGATTTAATGAATTTTTTAGTGTCCGTTGTGCAAACAAAAAAGCTATCAACAAAAGCGACTAATTGAGGCGCACCGTTAGCAGTGAAACCCGCATCTACAATCTGAACAAAGGGCGTACCGCTCGACTCGTCTACAATATAACCATTGCCTCCGGGGGCGAGAATCATCAACTGCTTACCGTTGTCGGCCATTGAAACACGATTTTCGCCGGGGATAGTACCCAATGCCACAGCCGTGAATGTCTCGTTACCGTCAACATCAATCGAACTGTCAACCCTGTATAATGTGGTTCCGTTCAAAAAGTAAGGTTTACCCGCTTTTACATGCGCACCCCTATTAACCTGCTTAACTTCGCCTGTGGTCAACAACTGGCTCACGCCAGGACTACCGAACAAACTAGCGTTAGAAAGCGCGCCTTGTGTTTGTGGGATATTAGGATACCAGTTAACGCAATCTTGTGCGCTAACTGGTAGCGAATCGGACAAGTAAAACCCATTGGCAATGGGTATTTGTATTTTAGGCATGGTTAGGACTCTTCGTCATCGTCCGACTGATTATAGAATTTACTCTCATCGCTGCAACATTCGTTACCTGAGCCAATAGGAAGCGTTGACGGGTGTTTTGTAGCCGCTTTTATTCGCGCCGTTTTTCTCATAGCCTTGAGTCCTGTAGCGGCATTCTGGTATAAGGTTGGCCCGACATCAATATCATAAGAATTTAAAACTCTAAGCGCTGTATTAAAAATTAAACCATTAATCGCGCCGTCTGGTATAGTTATCAAATCGGTAGGGCTTGTTACTTTTGTATACCCAAGAGGCACCGTTATAGCTAACTCAGCCATGTATCTATTCATATAACGGACAACAAATTGAAAATCTACCGCTTCGATAGGTTGCTCGTTCGCTTGTACTAATATTTCTTGAAGTATGTCGCTAACAACATCTTGAGCGGTCTCCATTTATTTGGCCTTTTTCGGTGCTTTTGACTTCTCTGTTATTGGTTTCTCTGGTTTTGGCTTTTCATCACTCCAACCCAGAGAGATCGCATATTCCAATGAATTATCATTAACTGTTACGGGTGTGCCGTCTGGTTTATAAAGTTGGTTCATGGTCTCACCTTACTGTTGACTTAATAAAAACCCCTCGTCAGAAGGGCTTCTATAAATCAACTGTTAAGGATTGCCGAAACCCTGACCAGCAAAGAACGGATTCATAACCCCGTAAGCCGGTCGGAAATCAATACGAACCTTGTTGTTGTTTTCAAGGAAACCGACACCTTTACTAACACGTAACTGTAGACCGTCCTCAGTTGTCGCAATGGTATCAGTGCTGTGTAGCTTCTTGATCGGTACTGACGCAACAGTAAACGCTTGCTTATGCCAGAACAAGTTAGGCTGAATGATCGTCGAGGCCGCCCCGCCAAGCGTGATCACGTCGGACGCTGCAATCGCGGAATCAACCGTATTATATTGACCGTTGGCTTCAAAGATTGCTGGGCCTGTAATAGTTAAATTACCAGCACCGGAACCATCAAGAGTTACATCTTGAGTTACCGTTCCTGTGAATACAACCTGTGAACCAGTTTCATCGATTACAGGTAACCTGGTAGAAAGGTTCAAGCGGTTTCGACCAGTAATCGTTACCGTTTCACCGGCCTTAACGACCAAGTTTGCTTGGAACGCAGTGACACCGATAACCTGGGTCATAGTATCCTTAGCCGAGGCATAAGTCGCAACGGGTGTACCGACAACCGTACCAGCTCGATCCGCACCAGTGCCGGTTGTGTAACTGGCAAGCGTGTTGGCTGTCATAACTCGCATTCCTGCGAAATTGTCAGTGATGGTCGCTCGCTGGTTTGCTGTCATCGCGCCCGTCTCTCCTCCGAGACTTCGTTGATCGCTTGCAAGCTTGCGCTGCGTGAACGGGTTTGCCGCATAACAAAGCGCACCGTCAACCGGAACACCGGACGCTTGTATAATCGCACCCGCTTCCGCCACATCATCCCAACTTGAAACACCTGTCCCAACAGTACCAGCAAGTAAGCCGGTGTTTTTCATCATAAAACCAGCGTAGTCCGTTTCAAAATCAGTGACAATTCTTGTCGCCATTGGTGCAAGTAACGTGTCGAGCTGATCCATTTTGATAGCTTCGTCGGCTTCGTCATAATCGACGAACGTGGTGAAGTAATCTTGAACGGTCGCGCTCGCTTTACCTGTCACAATGTCGGACTTAGTTTCGCCTGAAACATCGCCCTTTGCTGTTCTTACCGTCCTGTAATCAGTAGGACGCTTAACGTCAATGGTGTCGCCTGTATCACCTTGGAATTTACCCGCAAATAATTGGGTGTCCACGTTTTTGGTTAAAACTCGTTCGCTCTCGAATTTATCTAAAAACGATTTCATTATTTTTCGTGAGAAATTACTATCAAAATTATTAGCCATGAGTGGCTCCTTTACTATTCAAATTTAGCGCCCTTGATATTTAGATACCTCCCGGTATCGTTATCAACACCTTTACCGCCCACATCTATTGATGGGGCTGGGGCTGTGCTTTGTTTCGGTTTCAATGCCGAAGCATTGGTTTTAATTGTGTCGAGCTTTTGACCAACCAAAAAAGGCGACGTTTGAGCAAGCTCAATGCCTTCCGCTTGGTTCGCTGCCAAGTGCTTGACTATAAGCGGCCCGTCAGAGTCGGCAATAATAAAACGAACTAACTCGTCAGACAAACCTAATTGAGCAACAACGTTCGCCGCTGCGCCAAGCTCGTCTTGTTTGATCCCGAGTTCGGTTGCTCGCTGCGCATACTTTTTCGCCTTTTCTGCAAATTCAGCCTGCGACTGTGCTTCAGCTTTTTGCTGTTGCTCTAATTGCTGTTTTTGTATCCAATTTTGCTCAGCATCAAATTGCGCTTTAGCTGCAAGCGCTTTATCACGCTCTGCTATCTTGACTTCGTAATCATCATCAAAAGCATCTGGAACGGGCGGCACTTCCGCAAATTTAGCGCTCATGCGCTCCTGTTCCTGTCTTTGGTACTCTTTTAACTGGCGTTCAGCCTCTTCTGCCCTCCGCTCAGCCTGTTTAGCTTCAAAGTGCTTTTTGTTGATAGCGTCATTAATAGCCTTTTGCTTAGCCTCTTGATCTTCAACAGCTTGCGGTTGTTGTTCGTGTTCCGCTTCACTAGCAGGCGCTAACTCTGCCGCAACCTCTTGCGGTTGCTCTACGTTTTCCACGTTCGTGGTATTATCCAACTCTGTGAATTCGTTTTGTAGCTCACTCATGTTTAATCGCCCTTAAAGGTATAGTCTTGGATAGACAGTGCCGAATATTAAGGTTATTCGTAGACCTAACAAACATTATAAATGCAATCTATGGGTCATGCAAACACCATAGATTAAATGAATACAGTCACGTTAAAAAAGTGATTTCAGCCCGCTATTTTTCTTATTCCAGAAAAAGCGGCGCCGATAAATAAAATTAACTCGTCATTCTCGTTTTCAATGCGTCGTACAACATCGCCGTTATCCCTCATTATTAACTTAGACGAGCCGCCCTTGTCTTTTATTGATTTCCGCTTCAATAAACCGTTAGCCGATACATTAAGCGTATCGATCGGCGCAAGTAAAGCGCCAGTCACAACGGTTAATGAATCAATCACGATTAACTATCGTCTGGTCTGCTGTGACACTGAATGCTTGGGATATGCCGCCAACCTCTCGCCCTGTCGATGTAACGGTCATAGGGTTGTTTGAATCAAGACCGTTTATCTTATGCAATTCGTCCACTAACGTCTGAATACCATTAATTAATGATAATTGAGTACTCTCCGCAGATGTCAAACCGCTGGTTCCTGTTTCAACTACGACCGCCCTTGTGGACACCTCAAGCCGTATAAACGCATCAAAGCCCGTTGCCTGCTCAAATGTTGCAAGGCTAGGCTCTCTAGGGAATAGATTACCCTGAACCGTTACTTCTCCGTCTTGCTCTGGTGCGCGAACCTTCCAGCCTAGATCGTTACGCAAGAAAAAATAAGGCGCTATTGATTGCCCGCCACCTGTCGCATCACCGCCCGTTGTGTCAAAGGCTGGCGGGTATTTGGCATTATCGCCAATAGCCACCCACTCTTTCCAGGCAGAGTATATATCACTCTGCGTATCATAAGAACCTGCGCCGCTTAATTGTACTTTTAGATTTTGACCATCAAAGGAAACGCTTGGCATTTTTAAGGATTCCTATAGTTTCGATCAACTTGCTGCTGAATAGGTAGCGTTACGTTTGAAGAAGTATTAACGCTCTCTATCCGTTGATAAATATAACCAAGCGAGTGTATAACAATATCAACACTACTGACTGCAATATTAGCTGTAAATGTCGCTCCGCTATTTTCAACGCCTGCAAGCTCCGTTGTTGTCCCAGCATCGTAAACCCTAACTTCACTGTTAGCCTGTAAGCCTGTAAGGTTTAAAGCTGAAGGTGGCGCAGTTATAGTTATATCAGGGCCGCTATTCACATTAATAGTAGAATTGCTACCTAGTAATACAGTGATCGCGCTACCTGATATGTTTTCAACTTCTTGAATACTGGAATTTGTTATTGTATACGTGCCCGCAGTGTCAAAAGTAAGCTTACCGCCTACTGTAATACCATCGAGAGCGGTCACGCTACCGCCTTGCAAGCGTAAGTCGCCCGCTACTGTAATGCCGTTAATGTTCGCCCCGTTACATGCTACAGCTTGCCCTGTAGCTAGGTTAAAAGAACCCGTTGCTGTTACGCTAGACCCTAGGGTAAACTCGCCCATACCATTAAAAGAACCCGACAGGGTGCAACTAGACGCATTGCTAATATTAAAGTCCCAAGGCGCAGCTGTCCCCCACGAATAACTACCCCTTAGCACCGCAGTATCCGCCACGTCATCGCGCGTATCTAGGTAAACCCGCATAGCTTGTTTTGATAACCTGAAATTTTCCTGATTAGGCGCATTGTCGGCGGGGCTAATAATAGCCGCGCCCCCATCATCAAAAGCAACGGCGCTTGACCCGTCACCAATGCTGAACGGTGCCGGTAGAAATATAGCCGAGCCGGACTTTGTACACCATGCCCCGATCTTATTAGCATATGACGTACCCTGGACGGCCAATACAGCATCATCGAACGAACTTGCCCCTGTAAAAGTAGGTAAATTAGTCCCTCTTTTTTCTGTATCGAATAGAAACACCCGTTGAAAGAACGCTAGAGTAGAAGAGCCCCCTACAAGCGCCTGCCTGAAAGTGCCGAAACCCCAGCCCGTAACATTTGAAGGATTATATGCGCCGCTAAAAGCGTCCGTTGAAGTGGCGTTCAAGTCCAGGCAAATAGTCACCGGCCCCGCTTGCGCCGCAGCGAATGGTGTGTCATTTCCCCCGATATTAAACTCCCTGTAATCACTTCCACCACTCCCCGAAGTTAGCCTTGCGACCACGCCTCGGGATGCCAACGTCCCCACCTGTATACGGTTAGGCGCGTTAAACTGTACGGAAGACAACAACACTTTAGTATTTGTGCCTGCGTTCTTGGCCGCAGTACTGTTCTGGGAATTCAGGCCAAAATATATACCCTCGTTCCCTCCGCTGTTTTGCACTTGTGCTCCGCTGGTCGTGATAGGCAAGTTGCCGCCAGTTTTCAGACCAGTTTGAAACGCTGCGTTGAAAGACCCACTGTTGACGCTGGAATTACTGGTCATTAGATACTGTGCTGACGGTAAATTAAAAGCCATTCAAAAAACCCCCTTATGGATTGCTATAGTTACGCTCTAACGGTGCGACTAGGGATATGTTCTGACCGACTGCCCTTGTGATAGTACCTGTCGCAAGCACATATTGGGCTGTATTTTGTCCAATAGCTACGATTGTCACATCAGCATCCGTCCCCGCAGTTCGTCCACCTTGCGTATTACCATCGTAATCGAAATCAAAGCCAACTGAACTATTACCGGAAATATTACCGGAAATGGCCGCACCTGAATTATCATTCACAAGTAAAGCGCTAGAAGTACCGAAGCCAGTAGTAAAAAACATCCTGTAAATAGCATCGGCATCACCTGACAGGTTACTGTTGAAATTCAAAGAACCGGCAGACACAAAAGGGAATGTTCTTTCTGTATCGCTCGAATCTGTGAAAACAAGTCTATTTGTGTCGTTGGCGTTGAAAGTATCAATATAGACACCGCCGCCGCCACCATCACTGTTATTAACCAGTTTAGTTTTTAGCGTATCGCCAACAAAACCCAAAAACTCGTCCTGTAAGTTACCTATATTCGCCGGGCCAGCATCAACGTCAATATCTGAATTTTGTCTAAGTTGATACTGTACGAATTCATAAATCTGTTCGGCTGTGCCGCTGTTACCGTCAATAATAACACCGAAATTATAGCTGGTTCCACCGATTGTCCGACTCTGTGCGCTAGGATACAACCTGATCTCCATACCGGTATAAGGCGCATTGTTTTGAATATCCGAATCACTAGCTGATATTTTTAGGTCACTTGCTTCTGCTAACGGGAAACGATTAGCGATATAGTTTAGCGATGTTAGACCAATTGACGTTGAAGTGGCTGAACCGTAAGTGTTACCCTGTGTTCGGATAAATAGCGTCAACGTGTCGCCACGTTTATCAAAATTACCATTACTACTATCGCCAAAAGTCTGGACACCTTGATTCACTATTCCAGTAAAATCAAAGTCATTAGCTGTCGAATCACTGCTAAAAGCATAATATGGCTGTGAACCTGAATCAATGTTACCAAGGCTTACTATACCCATGTATTCGCGTTCGATCACATCACCCGCCGTAATTTCTCGCCAGCCGCATGATCTTAAAAGGTTGCGCGTCGTGTCGTTAGCTGGAACCCAATTTTCTACAAATTCAAACTGTTCCGGCGTGATAGACACCATTGGAAACTCGTAAGGGATAAGCGCTGAATCACTTTTCCACTCTTCTTTAAGGAAAGAATAGAGCGCTTGCCCTGTAACGCCGTCATTGCTTAAATTACCCGCAACGGATAGCGCGATTGTTTTCGCGCTCGCGTTAATCGTTACTTCAGTGCCTTGGTTTAAATCGTCTGGATCAATTATCAATGTCATTTATCTATACCTTTACTTTTAAGTCAACACTACTGATAAACGCGCCCGCTCTTTTAATGTCCATAGTATAATCTACAGGTTTAAGTGCGTCCACGGTCTTACTTAACTCTTGATTAGACATGCGCATAGTCTGGTAATTTGCCTCGCTATTTTGTTGCAATGCTTTCATCATGGCGGTCATGTTAGCCTCAAGCGTTGTTATTTGATCAGATTGGGCTTGACCGAGCTTGTTAAAAGCTCTCGCTTGCGCTTTTGCGATCTTCTCCAAGCCTTCCGCCTGTTTTTTTAATGCGGCATTCAGGTTATTTACAGCCAAAATAGCGCTAGATACTTCCTGCTTAACAGAATTGTCACTAATCGCGCCAAGTATGTTACCTATCAACTTATCGCTAATTAGCGGCTCGTCTTTCAATTCTAGGACTTTTTTACGGGCCTCTAACTCTCGCCTTGCTAACTCTTGCGTAGCTTTACTTGCTAACATCCGATCCCCCTACCAACCCACTTGCTAAAGCTGCTAAGCTTTCAACGTCCAGCGATTGAATTTCGCTAAGTGTTTTCTGAGTATCAACCTCTAACTTTTGAACCTGCGCGCCTGCTTTTGCCGCTTCTATCTGTGCCTTGTATTCGTCGATCTTGTTTTTCATCAACTTGACCTCCGCGTCACTTTGACTCTCAGCTTTTCGCAATTCAAGTTCTTGCTGCTTTAGTTGTAACTCTGCAATTTTGAGCTGGTTGGTTTTTTCGTTTTCAATACCTTTTCGCTCCACTTCCTTTTGATCGGCTTTTGCTTTCTCCATCTCCGCCATTGCTGCTAGTTGCATTGGGTCGGCTTGAGGTGGTTGACTAGCCGCCGCTGCTTGAGCTGCTTCAATCTTTTGCCGTTCTTCGTCTGTCCACTGTTCTTGTGGAATAACGCCAGCGTTCAAAAGTTGCTCCCTAAATCTCTCTGCCATTTGATCCATACCTGGTTCTTTCTTATTCTTCAACCAAATATCCATACCCATCTGGGCGAATTCAGGCATTATTGTAGCCATAGCCTCGAATGATCTTGCCGCCTCTTTTTGTGCGCTATTGAAAGCTGGACCAACCTCACAAAGCACGTCGTACTCACCAACAGACAAATCATTGACCGTCACTAGCTGCCCCGTTTGCTGATCTAATATCGTATCATTCAAGGTGACGGTGTTACCTGTCCCATCTTCTTCTAGAATCCTAGCCTGTCTAGTGGCATCGTATACCCTTGGTATAGCATTAACTATAACTTTACCAACTTGGCAAATAGTAACCTCAAGATCTTTAAACCATTTAATGTTACCTACATTACCTTGCTCTATTTGTTGCAATCCAGCAATGCCTGATTGCTGAGCATTGGCATTGCCTTGCTGAGCTTGGAAAGTGTTAGACGATATAGTGATCATCTCTTTGGTGTTCTGAATAGTCGCCTGTAAGCCTTGACTGGCAACAGGGCCGCCCATTGGAATGGGTGGCGGCACATTATCCTGATGGTTATAAACACGGACAGGATCACGATCAACGTTCATCTGGCTATAATCGTTACCCTCAGCCTGCTCGTCTGTCATCCATATAGCTGGACTCGGTGAAAGCGCGCCGTCTTCAATATCCCTGCTTAAAGCGTAATTTAACACCCGTTGAGAATCATATAAGTTTTCAATCTTACCGTAGTAAATTGTATTATTGTCAACAATGTCATAGTTACCATAAATGGGGACAAGCGGTATATAATCGAAGACCGTTTCCTCTTCCCCTGCAAGCCATCCAGCGCCGTCCATAATTCTGGAATAGACACGATGGGCCTTTCGTGTTCGCCTGCGCTCCTCTCTAATACCCGCTTGTGAAAGTTCGTCTCTTATTTTTTCAAAATCATCATCAACTTTATATACAGCTCCGTTAGACATTAGAACAATTTCAATATCTCTCGGTTTTTTGTAGTATAGCTTTCCGATCGTCACCGACTCTTTAGCATTGTTACACTGATTACCACCGTGATACCTTGCATTATCACCTATTGAGATTGCGGAACCATCTTTGAACCTGGCTTCATATTCACCCCTGGGCATACTAACAAGTTTGATAGCCCAGTTAGCATCAGATCTATCCTGCGACACGCTAGAAAGATCAAACCAAACAGAGTCAACAGCGTTGGGTACATGGCGAATAAATAGATCTTGATCAAAACTGTCGCCCTCCACCCAGTCTTGTACGATTTCACAACAGTCAAAGCCCCCTATAACGTCAGCGCGCCCCATTGCATTAAACACTGATTCCGCATTAGATATATTGCGTATATTCCTAATAAGACCGTCCATGACTTTAGCGGTATCTTTTGACCCTTGGCCGTTTGAAGGGCTCACTCTAATGGTGAAATCACTCTGTTCAATTTCGCCGGAAATCCCGTCGATAATAGGCGTACACATATCGAATGTACCCCTAAATCTCCCGTCCATTTTCTTGGCTGCGTAATCATCCCATTGACCGTCGCGCTGAGTTATAAACCTTTTCGCCTCGCGCACCTTATCCCGTTGATCCTGTTCCGAATCCTGAGCTTTCTGGATCATCAACAAAACTTCAGAATGATTGTCGTATTCTTTACCTAGTGGCATGTTCTCACCTACAAACGCTGTCAAATTTTAGTTTGGTTTTCTTTTTGCGAAACTCTGGTATTTCCTCACCCATTGCCAAACAATCCGCCATGCCTGGCGAATCAATATCGTACTTATCTTTCATATCTTTTTTACTCATTAGCTGGATTTTACCAGTACCGTTTGGTTTTCTAGGTATCCTGCAAACCTCAGACCTTAATTTATCTAACATAGGGATGTCACTAGACAGGCTGATTATCGTATCAGGGTCGATATATTGACCTTTTTCGACCGCTAGATAGGTGTTATAAAACCGTTGGGCCAGCTTCATGTAGTATTGTGATCGCTTATTGTAAAACGTATCCCCATTAGTTTTTGGCTTATCCTTTGACCCTAATGAATCTAATCCTTCGTATTTGGCTTTTTTGTCTTCTACTTCGTTTGATCCTCGGTACATTCTTAGATCGCATTTAATCCCCTCAAAATTAGAAGCTACTTGCCTGCGCAATAGTGCGCCCATACCGTCACCATCCCAAACGAATAGATCAGCGTTGGCTTTTATAGCTCTACTTGTTGCAATGTCGCACGCCTCGTTACCATCTTTGGCTATTATCTCATCTATATCCGTGTAAAGTATACCTTTCCGGCAAGCGTAGCCTTTAGAGTCACCGCCCTCGTCTGCTGGATCATGTGAAGCGACTACTGCCCCTGTGGGCGTAATCCCAAGCTTAATATGTGCGTCAATTGCTGCGTCAAACCATGATTTTTTGATTATTGCGCGCTCTACGGTCTCATTATAATGGCCGTTCCAAATATGATCATACTCGTCATCAGTTAGGTTTTGCTTATCGTCTTTTCGTTCCTGCTCAAGCTCGGGCGGAAACCAAGGATTATCTGTGTAATTGACCTGAACAGCCATGATTAAATCATCTTCGTAATAACCCGTTTTTGCTAGTTCGTTTTCGGCCCTAGATAGATATTTCTTAGCTATAGCATCCTCTCTCGAATTACGGTTCATGCTAATCCATATTTCAGGCGGGGCGCTATCCTCTTCAAGATTATCTTTCACGCTTGATCTAACAGAAGGTGTTAAGACTTTCAAGCTTTTATCGCTTACGCTCTCACCTTCTTCTATCCAAAGTCGTTTGATACCTGCGATTGATTTCAGGCTTGTAATGTTACGCGCCAAACCTTTATAAAAAAGCTCACCGCCTGTCGCAGATTGAATACTATTATTTAACACCGTGAAGCCTTCTAAGGCTAATCTGTCTATCTCTTGTCGTAATGACTCATGGACAGAATCGTCAATAGAGTTTTGGAATTCACGGGTGCAACATATCCGTTCACCGTGGTCGGCAAACATAAGCATTATGTCGCCTATACCTATTGACTTACCTGAACCACGGCCGCCAACTGCTATCTTAATCCGTTTAGGCTTAGATAGTAACCATGCTATTTTGTCCGGTATCTGTAAAGATACGTCACTCATCCGACTTTATCGCCACGGGTTGGACTGTCCAAGTGTTGAGCTGTTTACCATCGCTTGTTACGTCAGTTTCAACCTTGTCAGCGTAACCGTGTCGCGAAAGTAGCATTTTCGCTATGGCCGGATTCATATCTCCGCGTAATCCGCCGTTAATCAGATCAAGTTCTTGGTACTCGGACACCATGCGTATTAGGTCTGAGACAGCTTCAATACCCCATCCTTCCGGGGCAGACTGGCCCCACAAATAAAGATTTGTTCTACCTACGCCAACATGCTTACACATGCCAACTATTGATGGCACAACCTCACCTAACTCTCGATAATTGTTTATATATTCATAACACTTATCAAGCATTTCTTGATTAAATTTTGAAGGCCTACCGACTCCACGCCGCTCCGCTTTTTTTTCTGTCATAATCCGCATAGCTCCAAATAATAAGCGTTGTTAGCGTCAATCTGATTAATTACCGAAATAGGCGCGTCCAGGTAGTTGCGAATAGGGTCGTATATCAAGCAATAGCTATCTGTCGTTGAATTTATCGCGCACCCGCTTAATATAATCGTCATCATTAAGCCTGTCGCGTGTTTTACGCTTTTCATTTAACAATTCCTCTGAGCGCTTGACGTTTCTTTCGATTTCTTGCATGCGACCGACACGTTTAGCCAGCATCATTATTATGACAATGCCAGCTAAAGCCATAGCGCCGAATAAAAGATAACCGCTCATTATTTTACGGCTTTCTCAATAGGCGCATCTGTGTCAAATCTAAGTACGATGTTAACGACCGACATAATGCCCGCAACGATACTTGCTTGCACTTCAGCCGTTAGACCTAAATCAACGCCGAATACAGTTGCCAAGGTTGCAATCATAGCGACAATATTTACCCATAAAACCCTTGAATTATACCATTTTTTCATTTTCTAACCCCAGTTTATTACCCGTCCAATTTAAAAGCTTTTCAATCTTTTCCTTGTTTGCTCTACGCCGAAACATACGCCGCTTCTGTACGCCTTCGATTTCTTCATGCAATCCAGTTATTAAAACCCATTGCACTTTGGCATAGGTGGCAGCATTACGTACTCTATGCGCCTGGCCTTTACCTCTCAAATAGCAGTCAGCTATCACAAAATCTGGTTTATCTTCGTTAAATTTTACATGAAGATTATCGGAAAACCTATAGCGTTTTATTATTACGTTTTTAAGCTTAAAATTATGCTCAAAAATAACATAATCACTATCGTTATCTTCGACCACCGCTACGGTTCTTATTTTTTCCAGTTCTCTAAGTGCGTACTCTTTAGCCTCGCGCCGTAATTCGACACGATAATGGAATATATTGTATATAATGCCGAGAGTCGCAACAACGAAAACATCAAACCACATATTCAACCCGCCTTAATCTTTTTAAGATCAAAGTTTTTAATAATATCTAGAATTTTATTCAAAACAGTTGGGCCTAAATACGAAACTAAGAAAAGCGTAGCGCCGTATGATATTGAAACGGCCGTATATTGTAATAACATCCTGGCAACATCAGCACCGACAAAGTGAGCGAGCGCGATACCTGTTACCGCAACCTGCAACACCATTACCCAACCCTGCTTGAAAAATCGCAACCCAGAAAGCGTGCCACCGATCACCTCAGCTATGATGTTGTCGTATGCCATTTTTTAATGTTCCTTATCTTTATCTTTTAACGCTTTAGCTAACTGTAACGATAACCTAGCGATGGGAATCAGTACAAACAAAAAAACAGCGATACCAAAAGGGTCTTCAAACAGTGTTGGCGGTATCATAAAACCATTCTTTAACGTCAAATGATGGACAAGCTTTATTAACTCCACGCATATCCCTATGGCCGTAAACCTCGCATTT